GGTAGATTACAACAGGCTTTAGCAACACAAACTGCTAACAGAAAAAGAGCAGAAGAAGAAGTAAGTAAGATAAGAGAAAATGCAATAAAAAAAATAGAAACAAGAGAAAAAAAATTAATTTTACTTAGAAAAAAAGCATTAAAACAAGAATTTGCAGAACGAAGAAAATTATTAAGACAAAATCAGTTTGGTAATGTTAACCCTGGCATGGGAGGATTTAGAGCATTTAGCCAAAGAGCAGACGAGATTACTGCTAATGCTGCTGCGACAGCAAATAGACCTGGTATTGGTTCTCTTATAAGAAGTCAGTTTGCTCCAGGAGGTAGTTTTGCAGCTACAAGAGGACAAAGATTTAGAGGTGCTGCTAGTAATGCTCTTATTGGTGGTGGTTTTCCTCTGTTATTTGGTCAAGGTGCTTTAGGTGCAGCTGGTGGTGGTATCGGTGGTGCTTTGGGTGGTGCTTTAGGTGGAGGCTTTGGTTTTGGTTTATCTATAGCTGGTACTGCAATAGCTCAACAAATACAACTAGGTAAGTCTTTGGGTATTACAAAAGAAGAAGCTGTTAAAGCATTACAAGAGTTCAAACGATTTGGAAATCAAGCAATATTATTTGCTGAAAAATTTGGAGGAGATTTTGCTAAATTTGATGCTATTGCACAAGCAAATACAGTTCAATCTGCATTAGCAGCGATAAGAAAAATTAATAAAGATTTGACATTAGATGATGAGTTGAGATTTATAAATTCAGTAAGAAGGCTTGGTGTTGAAGCAACGATAAATCAAATGCTTGATGAAATGTTAGAAAAAGAAAAGAAATTAAAAACAGCAGGTTTTGGTCAGGGAGAAGGTAAAAATGCAGGTGCTAATCGAAAAAGATTAGGTCAATTAAATCGTGAAAGGGATGCAACACAAGAATTAGTAGATAAAAATAGAGAATTTATAGAGGGATTAACAAAAGTTAGAGATCAATTTACACAAAATAGAGATGCGGCAGAGGCAGCTAATCGTGGAATTAGAAAAGGATTAGAAGATGTAAATGCTGAACTAAGAAAATTAAATGATGTTCAGTTCCAAGTAGTTGAATTATCTAAAACACTTGGTTCTGCTTTTTCAGAATCTTTCAAAGGAATAATAAAAGGAACAATGAGTGTTGGAGATGCATTTAGAAATATGTTTATGCGTATTGCAGATCATTTCTTGGATATGGCTGCACAAATGATGGCTGCACAAATATCAAGAGGATTTATGGGATTATTTGCTAATGCTTTTAGTGGTGGTGGTTTTAGTATTCTTGGAGGAGCTACAAATACAGCTTTATCTACAACACAACAGGTTGGGCTAGATAATGCGATGTATGGAAATACATTTCCTGCTGGTTCCTTTGCCAATGGTGGTTATGCTCAAAGAGGTAAATCATACATTGTTGGGGAAAGAGGTGCTGAGTTGTTTACTCCTGGTGCTGTTGGAGGACAAGTTAGTCCTATGGGTTCAACAAATATAGTTGTAAACGTAGATGCTTCTGGTTCTTCTGTTGAAGGGGATGAAGAACAAGGTAGAGAACTTGGTCGGATGATTTCAGTTGCTATACAATCAGAATTAATTAAACAAAAAAGACCAGGAGGTATGCTCGCATAATGGCTACGTTTCCTTCAATAAAACCTACATACGGACAACAAAAAAGATCCGCACCAAATACTAGAACGATTCGTTTCGCTGATGGGTTTGAGCATAGAATATTATTTGGATTGGCAGAACATCAAAATCCAAAAGTCTATAATTTTACTTTTAATGTATCTGAAGCAGAAGCAGATACTATAGAAACATTTTTAGATGCTAGAGCAAACGATAGTGCCAGCTTTGATTTTGAAGCACCTGGAGAAACTGCTGCACAAAAATTTGTTTGCGAAACTTGGAACAAATCAATACCATATAACAATAGAGCAACAATACAAGCCACATTTAGAGAAGTATTTGAACCATGAGTACTGCTCCGATTATTACTGATCTACAAAAGATCAATCCTTCAGCAATAATTGAGTTATTTACATTAACAACTGATGCAACTTTGCATGGTTCTGCTCAGACTTATAGGTTTCATAATGGAACAAGTTTAAATGCTAATGGAGATATTATTTGGGCTGGTAATCAATATTTAAAAATGCCAATACAAGCAGAAGGTTTTGCTTTTCAAAAAGGTCAACTTCCCAGACCAACTTTAACTATCAGCAATGCTCTTGGAACTATTACAGCTATTTTGTTAAATGTAAATCAGGTAACAACAGGAAATGATTTGACGGGAGCTACTGTGACTAGGATTAGAACATTAGCACGTTATCTTGATGCTGTTAATTTTCCTGTAACAACAACTAGCACTACGACTACAACAACGATTGCTGATTCTGCCGATGCCGAAATTGTAACTTATACAGTAACAGTTCAAAATGTTGGAGGTGTAAATATATTTTTACTAAATGGTGTAAATAATCCTGTTATCACAATGAAACGTGGTTCAACTTATATCTTTGATCAATCAGATTCTTCAAATAGTGGACACCCATTAAGAATAAAACAAAATTCAGGAGCATCTTATTCAACAGGAGTTACTGTTGTTGGAACGCAGGGATCTGCTGGTAGCTCTGTAACTTTTCAACCTCCATATCCAGATGCACCATCAGATTTAAGATATTATTGCACAGTTCATGGTAATGCTATGGGTAATACAATTACGATGAATGATCCAAATACAACGACTCAAGAAACAACAACAACCACATCTCAACAGGTAAACCCATTAGGCACACCAGATCCTACAGCAGAGTTTCCGCAGGAAATTTATAAAATTGATAGAAAATCAGCAGAAAATAGAGAAGTTGTTACTTTTGAACTTGCAGCAGTTTTTGATTTAGCTGGGATAAGAGCACCAAAAAGACAATGTACTAGAACAGAGTTTCC